ATGTTCGACACAATGCTTGAGTCGATAGCCGATGTGCTGCCGCAGAATGTGACTCGCGCCATGGCTTTCGATCTCTTGAACGCTTTTGCGCATATTCCGGTCCAGGCTGGCAAGCTGCGTACCGAACTGGGGGCCGCCTGGGACTACGGCCACGATTCCGGCCGGCTGGCCGAGGATGTGCCGAACTGGTGGCGTCAGATCATGCGCGGGCGCCTGCGCAGTGTCGGCAAGCGTATTGAGGGTAAGCCGATCGGAAAAGTGAAGCGCGTCCTGTCCGACCAAGAAACAGGGGAACTGATTCGCTGGCTGCCGAATTTCTCGGCTTTGGTCGACGACGTATGCACGATGTATCTGTGGACCTGCACGCGTGGTGATGACATCGTCGAGATTCGAGTCGAGGAGATCACAGAAGAGGAGGATGGTCTTTGGTGGACCATCCCGAAGGCAAAGACCAAGATTGCCAAGAACGACAACGCACCGGATCATCGAGTGCCGCTGGTGGGCCGTGCCGAGGCGGTGGTGCGGCGGCGCATGGCAAATGCCAAGGATGGTTGGCTGTTTCCGTCAAGGGCGGGAGGTCCAACTGAGCAGAAGGCCATTCAGAGTGCTGTCTGGAGTCGCCAGCCGTACTGCAAGTCCCGTCCCGAGTTGGCGCGATCGCGCCTGCCAGTGACCCACTGGGCGCCGCACGATCTGCGGCGTACCGGGCGCACGATGCTAACTGCATTGGGCTGCCCGACAGACGTGGCCGAATCGATCCTGGGCCACATGCTGCCGGGTGTGGAGGGGGTCTACAACCGCCACACGTATGATCGTGAAAGGCGGGAGTGGTTGACGCGGCTCGACGCGCATTTGGAGGCGCTCGCGGCCGCCAGGTAATCAACGGTGGCCGGTGTTCGGTGGTGGCGGAAGGTTGGATACCGGGCATGCCTCCGCCCATGCCTGAACTTCACGCACGAGCCACCCGACGCGTCGTGACGAAATCATACGTGGCTTGGGGAACCTCTCTTCGCGCACCAATTGTTGCACTGTTGTTTCGGACAGAGAGACTGCGGCGGCAACAGACTGCAGATCAAGGTAGATGACGGTCTTCACTTGCATTGTCATTCAACATTCTTGGTTTGTTTTGGATCTTTTCGGGTAGTGGTCGGTGCGCACTGAACTCCTTACGCGTTGGCTCGCTTTCCAGACTCGAACACCCAACACTTCACGGTCTCCGGCCGTTTGGGCGCGTGCAGGTGTTCGCGGTTGTGATAGGCACTGATGGCGCTATTGACAGCGCGGATATCCACAAACTTGCGCTGACGCGAGGTTTTCAGCACGCGCTTCAAGTCCTCAATGGTGGGCAGCTCTATGCGCCGTTCGCCGGCCGCCTGAGCCATGTGCTGGAGGTTGATCGCGATCAGGCCGGCTCCGCGTGAGTGGTTGAGGATGGGGCGGTCGTCGTCGGCCGACTCGATGAAGTCGTAGACCTCCCAAAACTGCTGGACGTGCTTGTGATCCGCGCTGATGGCTTGCTGACGCGCCGCAGCCATGCGGCTCAGTTCGGCCAAGCCGGCCGCGTGCTGCTCGTCGGTAAGCGGCAGCACGAGCCGCAGGGCATCGACCATCGCCATGAGTTGCGCATGGTTCTTTGCCAGGCGCACCGTTTTCACTTCGGGGCGTTCCAGCAGAAAATTCTCGTGCTGCGACACGCAGGCATTGAATGCCTCCAGCACGCGGTTTTCCGCCATGACGGCGGCAAGGAGGAAGGCAGATACGTCCTCGGTGGCGATGCGCTCCAACGCCTCTGCGGCGGCGCGCGTGGCGGGCGTCTGCGCAGAGCGGTCGCAGTAGATGTGCACGATGCGCTGGAGCACCGCGTCGCTCGCGCTGACCTCGGCGTTCTGACTGATGACGATGGCCCCCCGGAAGGGCGGCTCGTAGGTTTCGTTGCCGCCGTTCTTGACCCCGCGTGCGCGGGTGCTGCGGCCGTTGTAGGCAGTCTTGAGCTCGTCCCAATCGAAGCCGCGTTGCTTGGCTCCCTCCTCGCTCCGATCCGCCTCGATCAGTACCACAGGCAGATTGGACACCTGCGCAAAGTTCCGGGCCCGTGCTGCCAGGGACGATTTGCTCGGGTCGAAGCCTTCGTAGTCGCGTCGGCCGCACAGTTTCCACAGGAATTCGATCAGCGTGGTCTTGCCGGCACCGGGTTCGCCCACCAGCTCCAGGAATGGATAGCTCTTATGTGCCGAACGGATCTGCTCCGCGAACAGGCTGCCGAACCAGAAGGCCAGAGCGACGAGCCCCTTGGGTCCGAAAGCCAGCCACAGCAGGGCGAGCCAGTCGGCGGACATGGCTTTGACATCGGTGTTGAGGCTCAGGGTGGCGGACTGGCTGATGGTCTTGATGGCAAGTTTGCCGATGTCGAAGAAGTCTTCATCGTTGAGGCGGTAAAGCCGACCGTCCTTGACCGCTACGTCGCCGTAGACGTAGCAGCCATATTCCTTGCTGTATCCCACGTAATCGATGGTCTGCACGGTCGGGATGCGTGCGAGCTGGCGCGCTAGGTAGCCGTCGAGCTGGGCGCCCGTGCCGGTATACATGGCACCCGGCGCCACGCCCAGCAGGCGCTTTTTGAACTCGCTGCTGCTGGCGATCTGCGCACTGGTGAAGGTCGCTTTGATCGGCTCGCCATCGTGCGGAAAGGCCACGCGGAAGTAGTACCAGGACTCGTCGGTTTGCGGGCTGGCCTGGTAGTAGAGCGCGGTGGGCTGACAGTTGGCGACCATCTGCACCACGCCAGCGCGCAGCACGGCGTGCTCGCGCACTTCGCCGTCGGGCATGTCCGGGTGGGCTTCGCGCACTGCGGCAGTTTCGCGCTGGAAGGCGTCCAGCTCCAGCTTGAACCAGTACGACCGTTGCCGGTAGTCGAACGGGAATTGCGCGTCGCCCGTGCGGTGGTAGATCAGGCGGGCCTTCTCGGATGGGCTGGCAGCGGTGAACAAGTCGCCCAGGTAGCGGTATTCCTCCACGTGTTGCGGCGATAGCCGGTCACGCAGGTGCAGCTCGTTCCAATCCAATTTGAACTTGCTTGCCTGCTTGGGTAGCGCTGCGGCTGCGGTCCAGCCGTCCGCACGGGCACGCTCGATGTGCTGGGCCATGTAACGGCGCCCCGCACGGTCATCGTCGAGTGCCCAGACAAGTCGCGGACGTGCTCGGCCGGCAGCCGCGCATTGCTCCGCCAAAGCGGCCAGTGCAGTACGCGGGTAGTTGACGCACGACAGCAAGGCCACGGCCGCGATGCCGTGGTGCAGAAGCGCGATCGCGTCAAAGATGCCCTCCACCAGCCACAGTTCGCCGGCCTCGGATGGCAGGTTGGGCGGTTGCCACCAGGTGCCGCCATATTGCCCGTGGAACGTGGCCTTGCGGTCGCCGAACCGCTCCGGCTGGTCGATGATGCGCTCCCAGTACGCTCCCGCAGCAAGGGGAAAGCGCACTGTGGCGCTGCCAATCTTCAGTTCGTGGCTGTAGTAGCTCTCCTGCATATACCAGCCGGCAATGCGTGCCAGATCGAAGCCACGGGCGTCGCGCAGGTAGGCATCCGCAGCGGCGTTGGGGGTTTCGGGCGAACGCACATAGCGGTCGCTCCACGATGCGAACAGCTCGGGGTACAGCTCTTTGACGTGCAGCTCGGACGCACATTTGTTGAGGCGGTTGCAGCGGACGACCCAGGGAGCGTCGGAGAAGGTCCACAGCGTGCGCTTGCCGCAGGAGGGGCAGACACCCGCCTCAAGCTTGTTCTGGCGCTCCTTGAAGTCGTAGTCGCGCAGCAGGCGGGACACGATGTCGGCGGTGAGGGTTGGGTTCATCCCTTGCCCCCAAATAGGGAAGCGGAGCGGACGTTCCTGATTTCGCAAAGTCGCATCACAGGCTCTCCGGTACGGCCTGTTGCACATCGGTAAGGGAACCGACCGGCATGGCCTCCCAGTCGATCCCGTTCCATTGCGCAAAACGAATCAGCTGCTGGTGGTAGTAGTCGCCGCCCTGGATGTTCCAGAGCGGCGCCGGTACGCCGCGCATCCACCGCCGGATGATTTCGCGGCCGATGTGTTCCACCAGCACGCCGGCGTCGTAGCTCTCGTTCCAGGCCGGATTGATCTGCGCGATATGCCACAGAGCGGCAAGGTAGTCGTCGGTGCAGCCTTGCAGGCTGTTGGTGTCGATGTTGAAAGCGATGGATGTTTTCATGGTTGTCACGTGGAACAGTCAGTCGTCCAGATCGCCGGCGGCGCGGCGCTTCAGGTCAACGGGGGAGGAATTGGTGCGCTGGCGCCGCCGCAGGCGGGGCGCCAGCGCGTTTGCGGCGGCGACCACGGCCGCGCGGAGTTCGGGCGGCATGGCGTCATAGGGCGTGGTGAGCCGCAGGAAGCGGTGGGTCCAACGCACGTCCGCTTCCGTGATGTCGGGCTTACCCATGGCGGCGGCAGAAAAAACCGCGCCACACGCCGTGGCCGTAGCACAGCGTGAAGAACAGGCTGGCGGTGAACATCCCAGCCTCGCCGGTTACGTGTGTCAGGTACAGCCAGGCCGGCTGACCGAGCAGGCCGACCAGCGCGCCCCAGCGCTGGGTGTGAGCGCCGTAGTTCAGCAGCGCGACCGACACCAGAGCGGACGCCAGCATCCACAGGTCTGCCAGGGCGAGCATTACGCGGCCTCCCCGGCGGGACGGGCGCAGCCGTCGCGGGCTGGCGGGTTCTCAGGGGCCGGGGCTTCCAGTTCGCGCAACACCTGCGTGAATGCGTCAGCACGGGAAGAGGCAAGCACCGTCATATGGAGGTGCTGACCGTTCGGGGTCGTGATTCGTATCAGATAGGTATTCATGCGGCATCCCTCAGGCCAGGCCCGGCAGTTGTTGCTGGCAGACAATCGGCGCCAGCTTTGCCAGCGGCAGCGCGGACATGCCCAACAGGCGCGAGACGTGCAGCAGGTTCGCGTACAGCTCCTGTGCAACGGGCAACGCCTGCGCCGCGGCCAGCTCGCGCACCAGGGCGCCGCGATAGCGCAGCGCGGCCAGGTGCTGCGGCACGGTCAGCGTCGCCACCTTGCGTGGCAACTGGCGTCCCTCCAGCACGTCCAGCACCCAGCCGCGGAATGCCTTAGCGCGCTCGGTGCGGGCCAGCATGCCCAGCAGGTAGCAGCCGCGCGGGCTGAAGATGCGCACCGGCTGACGGCCGCCGGCCGTGTCCAGCTCCACGATCTGCGTCATCTCGCCGGTGAACTCGTCGGCGTTGCGATCGAACAGTTTGGCGATTGCTACCGATGCGTCGGAATAGCCCAAGGCATTACCAATCTGGTAACCCCTTAGCCATGGCACGTTGCGCAGGTCGATCACATCGAACTCGACGTTCTCGAAGGTCAGGACCGTGGTTTCAGGCAGGTGTTGCATGACAAAACTCCAAGGAAAGCCGCATGCGCGGCGGTTTTTGGGCAAAAAGAGGCCCCTCGCGCCGAGCAGGGCGCGAAAAAACAGAACGCGAGGGGAAGGGGTTAGCGGGCTACGCCGTCAACCAGGCAGCAGGTCGAGCTGGCGCGGGTTTCCGGGCAGATGGCGGGTCCGGCCGATCGGCAGGTAAGCCTTGGGGTTGGGCGCCATGGACGGCGCGATGGTGCGGATTTGCGAGACGATGGCCACGCACGTGTAAGCGCAGTCCACGTTGGGGCACTGGGCATACAACTCGCGCGACAGCAGCGACACCGGGCGGCTGGTGCGGATATGCATGCGCGTGTCGCAATGCGGGCAGACGAGTTTCATTGAGAGGGTTCCTCCGCGTGAGCGCCGGGACGACGGGATCGATGGGCCGGAGCGCGGGCAGTCAGCCCTGGGAGGGCTCGATGAGCGGAAGGCCGGACGCCTCCATGCCTTTGATGAGCATGAGGCGAACCATGCTGGAAAGGGAACGGTTCTCCTTCAGTGCCTGGGCTTCGAGCGCGGCCAGTTCGTGAGGCATCAATCGGGCGCTGACAGGGCGCGTCGTCAGAATGCCGCGTCGGGCGGGAGAGACCGGGGGTTTCGCGATAGACATGTCGATATACTTAAGCGGGTCAACTGGACAGCACATAGTATATGCACCGAACGGTGCAATTTCAACAGAAAAAGTGGAGCGAATGGAATTCCTGGGAGAACGTCTCACCGAGGAGCGCAAGCGCAAGGGGCTGAACCAAACCGAGTTCGGTGCGCTGGGCGGTGTGTCAGTGAAGACGCAAGTGCTCTATGAAAAGTCTGAGCGCGCGCCAGACGCCAACTACCTCATGGCGTTGGCCGAAGGCGGCATCGATGTCCTGTACGTGCTGACAGGCAAGCACTCGGCCGCGGAACTGGCACCCGATGAAGAGATGGTGCTGACGGGTTACCGCAAGCTCGATGCACGGGGCGATCTGGAGTGCTGCGCTTATGCGCGCATTCAGCCTCAAGCAGAAAAGAAGGTGAAGAAGACGCGCAACGAGATGTGTGTTCCACGGCTCAGTGGGCGACGTCAAGAACATCAGCGGCGATTACCACGAAACCCGCCACCAGACGGTCCACACGGATAGCGGCAAGAAGAAGCGTACCGACAAGGATGACTAGCCGTTGTTCCTCCCAGCCCGCCCCCCTCCGGAGGGGCTAGTAGGCAGTGTGGCGCTTGTCGTAGAGTGCCGCCGTCTTAACACCAGCGGCTAACAAAAAAAAAGAGGGGCCGCCAACTAGAAGTATGAAGTCACGTTTTGAATTTCACGGCGAAGTAGAAAAGGTCATCAACGGAACCACGATTTTTCTCGCGCCGAGAGCCATTCGAGACACAGCAGCAACCCCTACCGGATCGCGAGGCCGGCGCAAAAGACGCCAGCACCGGGATGCTCCCGCTGGCCGCCGTGATCGGCCTGATCCTGTTCGGGGCCGGATACCGCTTGCGCGCACTGGCCTGGCTGGCCAGTTTCGGCGCGGGCGTGCTGCTGATCCTGGTCGGCAAGATGGCGTTCGATCTCGGCGGGCTCCATCTCTCCGCGCTCGGCCTCTACAGCGTCAGCGGCCATTGCACTGGATACCGGCATGGAGCCGACCGAGGCAGCGCAGCGGACTCAGTTCGTGGTGGATGCCTATCAGGCTCAGGCGGACCACTTCATCACCAGTCACCTCGGTATCCCCTCAGGTGACCTCCAGAACTTCTATGAATTCTGCCGTCAGCCTGAGAACAAGGGAGCCTTGCAGACTGCCGTACAGCAACAGGTGTTCGGTAACAGCATGGCAGCATTCAAGCCGCTGGTTGAGTCGTACATGTCCAACGTGGCCCCGAGTGCCAGGGCGCTGGTGTCCCGGGGGTTCGAGACGAAGACCGCTACGAATGGGGAAGAGCTTGTACGGATTCAGGGCCAGTGGATGCCTACCAAGGTGGCCGCTAAGGTTGGCTTGATCTGA